AGGCACCAGCCCGCCTCCCAAATAACGTTTTAAAAACAGGATCCCTCCATCTACTTTTTTTCTGCGTACCGCCATGCGCATCATAGCATTAAAGCTCTGGGTGCCTGTTACATCGCAGTTCTGTTTCTTACACCAGACCTTCCAATAATGTTCAAGCTGTTCATTCAGTTCATCCTGTCCAACCAACGCCCGCAGCCGGTATCCGCCGCCAAATACGTTCCGTTTATATGCGCCGATCACCGAATTCATAATATCGGAATTGCGTTCCATATCCCTGGCCCTGGCCCTTACAATATCCCTTCCATATCGGTCTGTCATTTCCGCAGACTCAATCGAGGCCCGCCAATTTGCATTTAATCTTCCGTGATCAGCAGCGTCATAACTGCGCTGTTCTTCCAATGCCCTCCGATAGGCCTCCCTCTCATATCCCGCCCTGGGCGAAACGAAGCCTATCACCTGATCAATCCAGTTCATCTCCTTACCTCCCTTCAAAAACTGCCACTACCGTATCCGCAAATAAGCTGCTTGGTTTCCCTGCCGCAATCTGGGCCTGAAGCTTGCTCTGCATATCCTGTAGAAGTGCCAGATCTGCCCTTGTCAGCCTTCTTGAACCAATCTGGTAAGACTGTCCTCCTACCAAAATGTTGTAAATTGCTTGGTTTACCGTAGCCAGCTGTTCCTCAGGTGAACCAAACGAAATCAGGTTCTCTTCCATCCTTTTTCCTCCCTATGATAGCCATGTCTCCTGTTTTTCGATCCACGTTTCCTCCGGTGTATGTTCCCCTTCTGTCCCTTTCTGCTGTGCCGATCGAGCATCCCAGTTATCCGGTTTAAGATGTAGTTCCCTGACTCCCATAATCTCCGCTGCAGCCATCGCATACACCTCGCAGTCAAGATAGTGATTGTCGCCATGGCTATGTTTCTGTACCCACCGCATAACCCTGGTGCCATTCGCAGCCCGGATCATGACTTTATGCTCCGATGTCACCTGTAATGCATACTCCTCATCACATCCTTTGTAAACCATCCATGATCCTGTGCCGTTCTCACGCCTCATTCTCGATGCGATAGAATCCTTATATTTATCTCCATCTACCAAAACCACCTGCATACCATAAGCTTTTGACTCCCGCTTATCCACTTTGCCTATCTTATAGCGATCCCTCATGGGATTACTCGCTCCTTTGCATGGAAGGGCCCAGTCCGAGTGATCAATACAAAAATCATACGTATCATCCGCCTGATATCCAGAATCGATCAGCGCAAGGCTTACCACCATCTTTTCTCCGTTTTCCGTCTGAAACTCCCCATCCATAAGACGTTCAATTCCCGCAAAATCCAAGACCTGTCCATGGGCGATATTCTGGCTGGTAGTATAAATGCCAAAAGCACGGATCGTATAATATAAACTGGTCTCCTGTACATCGACTCCTGCTGTCAGCATCTTCGCCCAGGATGGAACTACTAACGCTGGGAGTTCTGTCTGACGCTCCATCACAGTGTCTTTGCTTGTTTTCAACTTGGTATCCTCCCATGGCTCCGCCAGCCATGAATTGACAAAATTCTGAAGCAGTTCTGGATCGTCCTTTGACTTTAAATATTCCTCTGCCGCATCCGCCCATGTTACAAACACGCTGTACAGAGAATTGATCCAGTACCCAACGCTCTTCGGTCTCCCGATTCCACGTTTTTTCACTGCTCTCCACTCGCCTTTTTTCAGCATCTCAGGCTTATCGCTGTCTGCAACCAGGCTCCCGCACCTGTCACAAACATACGTCGCTGTTTTAGCACGGTCATAGGGGCTCATTTTCTTCTCTTCATCTTTTTCAAAGATAACATTGCTGAACTTAAGTTCTATCATTTCGCCACAGTGTGGACATGGCACAAAATAATGCCGTACTTCATCTGCATTATCGTGAAGAGTCCATATATAATTAGTGGACAACGTGGGGGTAGAACAGGCATATACCTTACTCTGCGATTTGTAAGTCTTAATACGTTCCATCGCCAAATTAAAAGGCGAAGCCTCCTTTTTGGAAGCTCCGCCCATCTTATCAATCTCATCAAAAAATAAATATTTAATTGCCTTTGACGCCAGTTTAGCCGGTGATCCTGCCCCACGAAGATAAAGCACCATCGCCTTAAACTTCAAACGCAGCTCCTTTGAACTGTTCTCAAAAAACTGTCTCCGTATTTCAGGGATCAGCCTAAACGCCGGCTTTAATTTATCATTGGACACATCTTTTGCCAAATCGTCCGAGGGATAAACGATCATAGCCGGGGCCGGCTGCTCCATGATAAGATAGCACAAAATATTTATAAGTGCTTCCGTTCCCCCGATCTGTGAGGATTTGCAGAAATATATCTCGCGGACATAAGGGTCATTGATTGCATCCATGATACCTGTCAGATACGGAGTGACGCTGTTAGACCATTTCCCAGAGATATTGCTGGAATCGTCTAATACACGATATTTCTCCGCCCATTGACTAACCGTCAGTTCTTCCGGTCTTGCCAGGGTATGACGTACAATCCTCTTAAACAGATTCTTGGTCTTATTTTTTGACCGGCTCCTCTGGCTCAACCGCTATTCCTCCTCATCTTCTTCGTTTTCTTCCTCTTCGTCCTCTTCTGGCAGATATATATCCCCCTGATCAATTTCATCTGGATCATATTCTGATAATTCTTCCAATGCATCCAAAAGCCCCTTTTGAATGATCTGGATAACATCGTTAATATCTTTAACGCCTGCAAGTTCCATTGCCAGTTTTGACGGAAGAGCCAGCAGACGATTCTTAAAGCGGACTAACATATCGGAAAGGTAAAACTCTACATCCGCCGCCTCATGCAGTTCTCTGCGCAGTTTGCGGAGCTTTAAAAGTGATATCTGCCGCTTAACCTCTTCATGTTCCGCCTGCACTTTCTCTTTAGAGATAGATGCACTGCGTCCCAGTTCCGCATTTACCTTGTATTCTATATACTCCTGAATACAGTTTTCCAGAGGATATCCCCGCCCGTTTTTAACAGCTTGAAACATTCCCTCTTCCCGCAGTGCGCGAACGCGGCGGCTTGATATTCCAAGGCATTGCGCCAATTCTTTCTGATTTACAGTCATGCCTCCTCATCTCCTCCTTATTCCCTTACACTTAATCCCCCTCCAATTCCATTCGGCTCCCAAAAAGCGGAAGGAAGTACCATAAAAAAAATGTTTGTACAGAGAAAAACACCGGGCCTTCCACGCCCCGTAGGTAGGGGGGTGCATGGAAGTACCTACCCCATTACGCTGCTAGATGGGGCAATCATTACGCAACGAGTAGCGCAGCCTTCTCGCCTTTTCCTCCGCAATCATTACATCAAAAAAAGGATAGATTCGACTATCCTTTAAAATCAATTGTTTATACTTGACAAGCACGTAAATACGTGCTATAATAAAACCATAGAAAGGAGGGAAGAGCAAATGAATGAATCAATAAGTGAGATCATCAAAGACCTTTCGGAAGCATTTCTCGCAATCGTCACCGCCATCTGCCTGATAGTCAAGACGAAACAGGAAAGCAAATCCAAAAGGTCTAAAAGAAAAAAGAAGTAAGAACAAGGGCCTATGCCGGGGGCTTCGGCCCCTTTCTTCCTCACTTATAATATAGCACAATCATTTGTTAAAATAAACATGAAAATCTACCGCAATATTCTAATCATACTTACAATCCTTTTTCTCTATGAAGGATTCAATAGTGAGTTCTATGATCCTACTTTTTTTGACTGGCTCAAATGGCTTGCCTGGCTTATCTGTGCTGTCACTTATTTCATCTGTTCAAGGAGGGTAAAAAAATGCGATTGAAAGAAATACGTACTCAAAAAGGCCTGTCGGTTCCCCAGCTTGTAGAACTTTCTGGAATACCCCGCCGAACGATTCAGGATTTAGAGTCCCGCGGTGATGGCCGGGTATCAACAGCGATTAAATTGGCCGATGCTCTTGGGGTAACTCTGGATGAATTATGCCGTGATGAGCAAACCTGATTCTTTTTTGGCAGTTTTGTTCTACATTTTGTGTTTATCAACATCTTATGTACAATATGCTGATAAGTGGAAAGCCTTCGCAATAACGCGGAGGCTTTCAAAAATGAGAGTATGGCAGTTCTTTTACCCATTTCCATGCTACCATAATATCACCCCCTTCTAGTGCACATTTTTATCTTTTCAGGGAAAGTAAATAAAAAAAGTATTTTCTGATGCAATAAAAATCTGTTCTGTTTATAGGAACATCCATATACTCATATGGCAAACCACCAGTGACATTCTTAAGTATCCATGGATAAATTTCTGAATCTGCTTCTATGGCCGTCTGCTCTATCAATTCAATATCCGCCCGCAACATAGTATTATGTATAGCCGCTTTTTCTACAGGATTTCCAGACATATTCCCCTTAGGCATTCCATCATTGACAATCGCATTTAAGCCGTATCCTTTTTGTAGTTCTCTTTTTTTCTCAGCGTACTGCATACAGAAGTATTTCAATTCATTGTATTTGGCGCGGGATATGTTATAATCGCTTAATTTCATATCTCTCTTCTTTATCTTGTCCAACGGCATCACCTCCTCGCCCTCAAAATCCTCTGTCTGGCCTCATCCCATTCAGCCGCCCACATCTCTGCCTCTACCCGGACAATCAGGTACCGCTTCTGGTACAGTATTCCCATGTCGCTGTACCTATCGACCTGCGCCCGTGTCGCCCAGTCAAACTTCCGGCAGATTTCTGCTATGCTGTACCGCCCCACAAGCTTCCCGCAATCGTACAGGTCATAATATACCGGCCCCGGCATAACATCACCTCCCATCTGGTGGAAACCTCTTCCGATACTCCCTGTGCCCCTCCAGGTACTGTTCCGCCTTCCTCTGTTTGCCTAATAGCTGACGTAACTCATTCAGGAACTTCTGGCCGGATGGGCTCATGAAATACTGGGCGAATGCCTCATACATTTTTGCTGTGTCCTTATGCTCACGCCGTACTCTCCGGCTATTCCAGAGCTTCAGGGCCTCATTATGTAAGTCATACTTGTTGTCTGTAAATTCCAATGTGTGGAGAAGATCCTGGAGACGCTTGTCCTCATCCCCCACATACGAAAATGAAATCTGGTACATCTCCTGGCATACTTTTGCAAACTCTAGGAAATCCTCCAACTGCTCAGATGGCTTCTTTTCCACGGTATCACCTCCAGATCAACAGCACCGCCATCAGGGAGCCCCAGACCATAAGGTAATCCCATCGGTCAATGTTGTACCGTATCAGATTGGTTGTCCCGGTTATGGCCCACAGAATAATCACTACGTTCTTGAGCACATTCATTCTCTTACCTCCTGTATCTCTCATCCGGGCATAATGACGTATACGCATAGGCCGGCATCTGGGCTGACCACTCATCCAGCTTCGGCCCACGGATCGCCTCTGCGTCACTGGCCGCTACTGCCCGCTCTCTCCGCA